GAGATACCTTTTAAATACAATATACAATGTGCAAGTTCCCCACAAGTTGTCAGACAATTCAAAATAACAATATAAAATCGAACGTATGAACCATAAGAGCGTTTATAAATTAAAACATATATTGTTAATAATTTATTTACAATTATGACATAATATGTTAACAGTAATACAGTATTATATAATTATAAAGATAAAGAAAACAAAGACCTCAAGGAAAGACTTGAAGAAAGAAGGAATTATGAGAATCAATAGTTACAATAAGTTTTTTGCAGAACTAGCAAAGATTATGAATACATCTGTAAAAGCTGTAGAGCAACTTGACGGTAGATATAAGGTTGAATTAGCAAATCACGTATACTTAAATGTGTATAGAGGTGTTGGAGGAAGTCTGTTTATACATGACTATAGAGGGATAGCTCGTATTACAAGTTGTTACGATTTTGAAGATTTTAAAACAATGAAAGATTTATATGAAAGACTTGTATCAGACTATAGTGAATCAGCCAAAAAAGAAGTTATGGAAGTGAAGCAAGAATTGAATAGAAGGTTCGGAAAGGATCAATATTTTGACACAGACGATTTACAGGTACATAAACAAATGAAAGCAAAAAGCAATCCGGAATGGCATCATGTTAGTCTTGCAACACTAGCCAACATTGATCTTGATAAGCTTGACGAAAAGCGCAAGCTTGTACGCGATATCAACCATATATTAAAAGATGGTATTCGCAATTTATACAAATGTGAGAATCATATTTCATTTGAAGTCTTGGAAAGATATGTAATTAGAAAATGCGACGAATTTATTCGGCATAATCGTTTAAAAGTGTTCTGGTTTTCATATATTGCGAGACAGCTTGATGAGGTTAGAAGAAACACTAGTTATTTATATACGCCATATATTACAGCACATAGAAATAGATGGTAATGTCATAGCTGTTCTATCGGCTAAACGGGAAGTACAATGGTAAATATGGAAAAGGTTTTGTGTGCTCGTATGATGAATTGTTTTATAGAAAGAGAGGTTGACACCATGGATAATTTAACACAGATAAAGAAAAATAGACTTTTACAAGAAAGCAAGGATAAAATTTTAGAAACACCACTTTTTCATAATGATATTATGAAAATGTATGCTTATATCTACGATTGTACAGCAACAAGTGATACACTGGCAGAGATTCAACTTATGGAAACTGTAAAATCATCACTTGATTTTCTTGTAAAGGGGGTGTTAAAATGATTTATTCGATTGTTGTGTGGGGCTTCGATACTGATAATGACTATCAGCGCGACTGTGACCTTATTAAAGCTAAAAGTTTTAAGGAAGCGTTTGAATATACTATCAATTATATGGGGGCCGGGTGGACTTTTACAAAAATAGAAATTGAGATAGTACAAGAAAATCAGTATATTATACAATATCATGATAACTATACTAATGAAAATGACCTTTTTAGCTGTAAGGCAGACAGTGAACTTGCTGCAAAGATAAAGTTTAGATTGTGTAATGACTTTTCAGATACTAAACGCTACACAATAATCAGTGTAAAAGGAGTAAAGAAATGAGAACGATGAAGCACACATACTGGGTGGAAGTAGCCTTTCTGAATACAGAAAGTGACGATATCAATGTAGAATATGTTGAATGTATTGGATATAATGCAAGACAAGCGAGTGATTCTGCTATTGACTATATATCAAAACTACCGTTTGTAAGTCACGTTACAGTAATATCAGTAGAAAGAAAATAACAAAAGAGGGGCTTAAGCCCCTCTTTCTTAACTTAATGGAATATTAAATTCGACACCATACAATTGGATTTCAGTTACACCCGTGAAAGTAGCGTACCCACTGCCGCTTATATCAACCAACTTTAAGTAAATGGCACCGCTGTCAACCTGAGTGGCATCGAACGGATTGATGGTGAGAACAGCCATACATTGATGATATCCGCCAGCATCATGAATAATAGCATTACAGTTGCAAATACTTTGCTCATTTACAAAAGTCAAATTGTGCGACATAACTTTAACTGCGGCATTTGTGAAATTCTTTGCTGGACTGAAAGCCAAATCTAAAAAACTTGCCACATGCCTAAAGCTACAATGCGCGTTGGTATTAGTCAACACAACAGGCATTTTGTAGTCATTCAGTGTGCAACCGACACCGTCAAGCGCAAATTCGCCGCTCCGATTCCATGCAGCATATCCGCCTATTGCTTTATAAATCATATCTGCAATTGAAGCCTGGCCGCTAGCGTTCGGGTGGATATTATCGCTAGCGAGGACACTAGTCCAACGTAAAGCACTGTCAGCACCGCTTAAAAACTTAAACTTCCCCCAGTATGTCTCGTAAAGCGTTTTGATTTCATTGTACGCTTTAACTTTTGCAACACTAGTAAAACCGATGATAGGGGTCGCGATCCAACCAATGTAAAGCGTTGCGTTTGGTAACTGTGACATTAAAGCAATAGTATCTTTTATACCAGAGTTGATCGTGGAAGCTGCAACAGATTGATCATTCCAACCGCCTGCAACAACAACATACTTCACTTGTTTCTTTTGCTTATCAGTGAGACCTGCTATTGCTTGTGATAGCAGAGCAGAAAAGTGAGTATTTGCACCAAATCCGCTGCCGCCTAAACTTTTATTAACATAAAAGTGTGCATCACTGAAATACTTTTCATGCAAGATATCGCACCACGGTTTCACCATGCCATCCGGTGTATATCCTTCCCCGTATGAGTCGCCAATTGTTATCAATCCATACTCTGTTAACCATGTATCAATAATATCAGACAATTCACCACTTGCCTTTAAAGCATCAAGATAATTGTCAATGGCGGCGATATAGTCCAAATTATCAATATAATTTTGCACATCTGATTGCCACTTATTCCACTGTGTATAGTAATCATCCCATTTGGTATCAAGATCCTTTACAGTTTCCAGTAGCCAATCAAGATTTAAATTGTGAAAATCTGTATAAGGAAAATTTGAAAATGCCATACTATCACCGCCTTTTATTTAAATTGATCGCTGGGAATCACATTGTACTCATTCCCATCATCGCCAACAACTAAAATTGGTTCAAAAGCCTTATCAAAATAGTGCGTATCTGGTATTTGGCCAAATTTCATAATTAGAATTCTTACATAAGCTGATTTTGTATTATCAGATACTACAGGATACAAAGTGCAAGGACTTTTGGAGTTGACGGGGGGAAATCTCATAGGCATGCCAAGAACAAAAGTGATCCCCCTATATATTTCTGTTAAATTAGCGGCTCCTATAATAGCGATAGTATCGAAACTATATCCGTCTGCTAACCGAATCGGTGTGGGGGTCTCACCGGCGTCGTAGTGAATTATGACAACATTACCTTTATAACTTATTTTCATACTAACATACCCCCTTTTTCCCAACCAAAACCATCAATAACACCAATGGAAATTGTTTCAAGCTCTTTTCCGCAATGCATGAAAAATCCATGCCCAATATCAAGCCCTATATGTCTTCCCGTGCCGCCAAAAGTTGTATAAAGTAAATCTCCGTCTTTTGTCTTGTCTGGAGTCGTTATATTTGTACAACTGTTTATATAGGCAGCCGAATACATGAATTTTCCAGTGACTAAGTTAATAAAGCCGCTGCAATCAATAACAATCTTTTCCAAACAGAAAGACTTGATTTGAGCTTTCAGGGCAGCGTTATACTTTTTAAAATAATTTGGCTCAGCCGCCCAAAGCGATTCAAAAACCTCAGGAGTACACTTTTGCCCCTTCGCGCCGTAAAGGTACGCGTATTGATCGCGGTTTTTGTAAAGTTCCCTCGCCTTTGCAATATAGGCAACGTTCTTATCCGGAATATTATAAATCATAGTTTAGCTCTCCTTATCTTTTACTATTGTCAACAACTCAGTGATTACCTTTGTGTTGTTGTTCAATGCGGCAACCCACTTTGCACTTTCCTGGTCGTGCTTCTCATACCAGCTTTTTCTTTCTTCTCTCTGTCTCACGTCTAGCGCGTTTACATACCACATTACGGCTCCAAGGCAAACACACGGTACCCCAACCATTTGCGCGATTTGTGCAATTGCATTCATAATTTCCATATCACCACACTCCTATTAAAAGTCTATCTGCATAAAGCTTGCAAACCTCATCAAGAAAATTGTAAGCTTTAGTCAGATCAATTTCCGCTCGCATCATTTGTTGCGACGTTGTAACGCCAATGTTTCCGTGAATCCTTCCATCATGCTTTCCGTTTGTTGTTGACTCATCCAAACCATTGGTAACACTTCCGTGTGAGGTGTCAGCTCCAAAAGTTTGGGAGTCGCTACCACTATCAGTTGTGTTGTCAGTGGTGGCAACCTCAGGAGTTGAAGAATTAAACGCTGCAACCTTATGAGTACTGTCAGAAACTTTTCCAAAAGTTGTTGTAACGCTACCTTTGTTAAACGTTTCTTCAGTATCAACTTTTCCCTTTTGGAAAGTGCCGCCGCCCGTGTCGGTCCAACTTTCCATTCTATCATAATTTTCTATAGGATTGTATTCAAGCCGTGTTACTTCCCACAAGTGATCAATAGTCCATTGTAGCGACCGTGCTACACTTGTAACATGCCGTCTTAAATATTTGGGATCTTGATACACGGGGGTTAGATCACCATATGAAAGCAAAAAGTGTTCAATAAGCTGCTCTTTTGATAAACCTTTAACATATATATCGTTAAAGATATTATTATCATAGTCATACAGAGTCGCTATTGGAATTATAGTTCTCACGTTGTTCACCCCCTCTAATATTAGGATACCTCAAACGTGCTTTAATGTCAAGTCTGTAATGAGCATTTACCTTTTCTAAACATTCATTGATTGTCTCAACCCACAATTCGCATTTTGACATTACAGCGTTTTTGGTTTCTTCCACCTCATCCGTTATCATACGTTCTTTTTTCTCAGGTGCTGTATAAATACCAATTTCCATATCAAAAGCGTGTTTGAGTTGTTCAACGCTTTCCAATGCAGCTTTAACAACATTGTAACATTTTTCAATATCATTATTAAAATACTCGTAGAGTGGTCTACCAGTTTCCTTATCAAAAAGTGATTGATTTATTACAACTGCCAACTTGCCACTCATAATATCGTCAAAAGCAGCCTTAAAAGTCTCACTTGCGCTTTTGTTTCGTGCCGTAAAAATAAAACCAAACTTTGCAAGTGCACTAGCAACGTCACAGTTTGAGAGCGTTAACGCTACACGCTGCGCATATGAATTGATAAGATCTCCAATACCGCACCAGTCAGGAGCTAATTTTACAATCTCACAATCTTCGCCTATAACCAAATCGCCATTAAAACTAGCTTCAAAAGCTGGATTAGCAACTATATAATTTGTGGGCTGATATTGTACATCAAAACCATACGGGGAACCATGTTGCGGTATGATGCCAAAACGTGCAGTATTCATAACACAAAAGTTTCCTTTTAAAAACAGCAACGGATAAATATAATTTTTCGCCCAGTTTTGAGGCATACCTTCAAAAATTATAAGACTTTCGGCACGTTGCAAAAAGTAGCGAAAGTATGTTGCATAGTCCCAAGTATTGTTAATATGGATCATGTTTGGATTTTGTCTTGACTCATATTCGTTAATAATAGGACTTGATACACCTTCGCCAACATAATATCCACTATATACAAACGGTTTCATTCTATAAACATACCCCCATTCAAAAAGTCATTGATTATCGCTTTTCCGTTTTCAGTTGCGCTGCAACTTACATCAGCACTTTCACACTTAACAAAACCAGTTAACCCCGAAAGCGAAGTAGGCTTGCAAAGTGGTCGCCCAAAGTGGTTAACATCAACTGACTTTTGTGTGAAAAATCTACATGTTAATGTACAGAAGTTTTCTTGCGATACGCAACCACTTGAACCGCTTGAAGTAACATTACTTGAAATCAACCCGCCAACTAAAGAAAGTACACCGCTGACAGCTCCTAAAGCATTACCAGTTACAGCACTAGCAACTAAACCACCTGCCCCTTCTACAATATTTCCCCCTGCATTACTAGAACGGCTAGAAAAGCCAACGTTTGCGCCAGCACTACCAAAATAATATCCAAAAACACCTTTGCTATTAAAAACGCTTGCGCTGATATTTCCGTTTATATCCATTTGCATTCCAACATATATTTTTCTGTCGGCTTTTATAAAACTACCATCAATTGGAATAGTACCTATATATGGAATTGCAAGGGTATACTTTGAAAAAGGTTCAACGTTTCTATAATCAAAATTTTCTACTTGCGGATGGTTTGGGGCTGTAACTGAAACTACATTCCCCCAAATTTTGCCATTTGAAATAGCAGTACCACTTCCACAGCCTGGAATCGGACCAAGGGATATAGAATCGCTGCCGCCCCCTATTGAGACGGGGACCCAGCAAGCGGATATAATATAGTCTTGCGTATTGAAAACTTGTTTTGTAATTATATCGCCTATTTTTGTCCAGTCCGTGAGTGCATCAATAAATGTTGACGAGTATAAATAATTGCACAAGGCGGAAAACTGTGCCGGACTCAAAGCATGGAAAGCGTTTCCGTTTTTCCCTGCTGTTGTAATTATGATACTTCCGGCATTAGAAAAACCAAAATTATCTGATACAGCTTGCTGTATTGTTGTACTTGAAGAAGTTGGGAAAAGAGTATCAGACAATTCTTTATCAAAAAGGCTACTTGATCTTGTTACATACTGTGTATTAGCTAAAATCTCGCTTTTGTAGCTTGCCAAATAATCACATGTACATGATATTTCATATGTAGATTCTACATATGTAACATCATTGACAAAATAATATCTTCCAAAAGTTTCACAGTATGCAACATTCCAATCAAACGGAGAAACTGACTGCAAAATAAATGTTGGGCTTTCTACGCTCGTACCGCTTTTAAGCACACACGTTGCAGTTTCGGCAAGAGTTGGAATTTTTGTACTGTTTATACGTTTGTCTGACTTTCCAAATTTAACTTCAAATGCCAATGTACACTCCTTTCAAGAAAAGGGGCTTGAAGCCCCTTTGTTTAATCTAATAAAATCAAGATTGCATTCTCCGTAAAATCTACGGGTGTTTTGAATGTGTAATGATTCCAACCGTTTCTAAAAAGATAACGAGCGTTTAAAGGTTCCATAGCGCTTGATTGATCAACAGGCACAATTCCAAGTGTATCAATGTCCATCATGATCCCCAGAACGTTTTTTACAGTCTTGTTTGTAAGTGTAAACTTACTTGTACCGTCTGAGTTGACACCTTCGGCACTTCCAGTAATCGTCATAGGATTTTCGGGATCCGTCCAGAAAGTAACCTTCTCATAATCGCCCAGTTCTGCCTTTTCTGGATGGAAAAACTCGCTTCCGTTTGCCTCAAAATAGTTTCCAAATTTTGAAACAAGATAGAAACGCAAGTCTCTTGCATCCGTGTGACGGTTTACAACTTTGTTTGTGAAATCCCCGTGAAAACGGGTTCCGCGAATGGCAAGGTTTTCTTTTAGAGTTTTCATCTCTGCCGACAACCACACCATGAAGGGGCGAAATTCAGCCGGATTCATGATTGTTTTTGCAGTCAACGCAAGCCCCGTCTCAGCGTTATACTTTGTTAACGCATGAAATACTTGATTTTTCTTGCAAAGATTTCCTGTTGTTGGCGTGTCACTGCCTGCATCCGCAAGGATAATTGCAAGGTTTGCAAGCTGTGCACGGGCGACATTCTCCAAGTCAATCTCATAAATGTTTGAAAACTCGGACATGAGCATGGAGAAATAACTTGCAACACCATCTTCAGAATCGAATGCAGCATTTAACTGATTCTTCCAAATAGTATATTTTCGCGCAAAAGTTTGTCCCCCACTTGCGATTGTAAGAAGTACATCATACTTTACAGGCTTTGTTCCTGCTTTCCAATCTTGGCTTACCTCTGGTTTAGCAAGTTCCGCGTTTATATTCCACTCATCATTGCTAATGTTGGAATCGTTTACAATAGGCGTAAACTTTCTAATATAATTGCCGTAGCGTTGCGCGTCCCAAACCATACCGGAAAGTTTTCTTGAATATGGGCGAATGCTAAAAATAGTCTTTGCAAGGACTGTTGGAATAATTTGATAGAGGTTATCATCTTCCTTCGCAAATCCCATTTTAAACGTGTTTTGCATCTGCCCAAAGCTTAAATTCTGCCCCGTTTTTCTTCCGGTGTATTCCTCATACATGGTATTCAAAATAGTAGAAATTTGTGTATAATTTAAACTTGCCATAGTCTACCCCCTTAGAAAAACTTACTTAAATCGGTATTGCCGTTTGAACCACCAAAATTAGCCTTGCCATTGGCTAGCTGCTGCGCTTTTACAAGTGCTGTTGCAAACTTATCATAGTCAAAATCATTTTGGGATGCTTTTGGTTCTGCCTTTGGTTCTGCCTTTGGTTCTGCCTTTGGTTCTGCCTTTGGTTCTGCCTTTGGTTCTGCTTTAACGTCAAACGCTGCAATTTCATCTTTAGTGTAACCTGCATTTACAAGCTTCAAAATCTCATCAATTTTCATGTTTTAACCTTCTTTCTTTATTTGTTGACAGCTGTAAACAGAATCGAACTGTTGCCTTGTGATTCAAAGTCACATGCGCTAACCATCTACGCTATACAGCAGTAATAGGCGGTCTGTCTGTCGTCCCCGACTCGCACACACTGGCTAGTGTTTGGATAGTGCAACCGCCTATTTATTATATATCATTTATATAATTGTTTGTCAATTACAACTTTATAAAATATCATACCATGATACACAGTCAAACGATGCCAAAAAATCGCACTGTGTTTCATAGTCTGAAAATGTTATGTCACCACTTATAAACATTGGTTTTAAATACTTTTTACTACTTGTTTGCCACCTCTCTAGCGATGATGGCGAAGCATCAAAAACATCATCACAATAAGCGCGCATAGGTTTAGTCACGTAAAATTTAAAGTCTGACTTATGCAACCACACTGAAAACAGAGGTGTTTTCATATCGTGTGTATATTCCTTTAAGTTTTGATGCCGTATTCTGTCATCTTCCAAATCCATAAATTCGTTATCAAGTTCCATTTTCGCTCTGCCTTTTGGAAGATTTCTGTAAAAAGCGTTTTGTCTCTTTTTCTCAGAAATAGGAGACTTAAACGGTAGTATAAGTGTTGTCTCGCATCTATCTACTTGTGTAATCTCAGTTCTTTCTTTTACTGCTTTGTAACAATCAGGTATAAGGCGATATCCGATTAAAATATTAGACATAATAGCGTTAGAGTTCCCAAAGAACCAAGTTCTTATTTTTTCCGTTTCAGAGTCAGGGCGATTTCTGAAAAGTACTTCCATAATGTTTTTGTATGCCTGGAATTCATTTTTTATAGGCCTGTCACCTTTTTGTGGAATGAATTCATCAAAAATTACATCATAAAAGCGTGTGAAATCTATACCTGTTTTGTTTTGAAAAGTAGACAGCGAAACACCTACTATAAAAGGTTTATCGTTTTGCAAGTCCTCGTCTGTAAGGTATGCTTTGCCATAACCTTTTTTGTCGTTATATTTCAAACGAATATCTTTTCCAAACCAGTCAGGTTTTACAAAGTCGCCTATGGTCGAAAAGCTGTTCTCAAGTGCAACGTTTGTTCTACGCACGTATAAAATAGGGAAGTGCCCATCATTCCAGATATCACATATCAAATGCGATTTTCCGATACCTCTTCCACCTATGATATCTATATATCGCTGCCCAATATCACAAATATATTTATAATTCAAATATCCGTTTTCTTTGTATAAACTCATATTCATATTATCACCTCTTTAACTTAAAAGAGGGAAGTCAAATTGACTTCCCTTCCTGCCTTATACAAGCTCAAAATTCATATAAGTCCTGCCTGCTTTGCTCTGCGAACGTGTAAGCTTAAACTGTAAATTGTAGGTGTCCATAAAATCATACGCGCTTTCTGCCGTCTTGATAAGTGTTGGACTTGATGTTGCAATTGTTACAATTTCACCCGTCTCAATGTTGGCATGATAAAAAACAGCTACTTCCTTATCGTCATCTGTTGTGTAGCGTACATAATCTGTAACATTTACGATACTATCATCTGGTAAATTTTTCATTAACAAATGATTGTCATTTACCATCTTAAACATTTCTTTCTTGTCAAATTCTCTTGATTGTCTTTCAATTCTCATTTTCGTTATCCTCTTTTCTTTTATTTAAAGGTATTATCCTTTACAAGTATATAATAACTTATTTACAAAAGTTTTGCAAATAAAACGTTATTTACTCAACTATTTCATCAACTATAGTGTAATTCTTGATTTGGTCATCTGATAAACCGATTTCATAGTCTCGTGCTATCATACAACTATAGCCTGTATACTCTGTTATTGCTTCTTTGCCTTGATAATCAACAACTTTTGCTCTTGTTACAGTATCGCTATCATTATACCAGATTTGGAAACCGCCGCTATCTTTTATTTTAAAACCGTCTCTAAAGTTATCAAGATTTTTAATCACTTCGGCACCTCTTGATTTTTTGACTCCTGATATTGTACAGCCAAAATATGTTTTGTCTTTTGTTTCTTTATAAGCATTAAAACAATACTTCTTTGCGCCTAAAGTTTTAAAATCTTTGTACTCGGGTTCATATTTGTCTGACTTTATATCGGACTCACAATCAAAATATCCGATATAATATTTTTTGCCGTCAATTTCAACAAAAGTATTAGTTTCTTCGCAAAGCTCATATATCCAATTATTTAATTCTGTCAATTTGTCAAAATTAAAGTTAGTTGCTTTGCAACTGTCTGTATCACAATAAATGTATGAGCTTTCCGCACATGCTAAAATCCTACGCAAATGCTTTCTCGCGTGGGCTGTTGTGTATACACCCCACACATAAGGCAGTACACTTTTTTCACTTTGCTCTGAAATAGATTTTTCATCTGGAATTTTAAAACCGCTTGCGTCAACCTTTTCTTTATATGCAATATCATTTTCATACATTGCATATGAAAATTCTTGCCATTCATTTTCAAGATACAACATAATAGGGTGAATGGGATCTGTTGCCGCCATGCCATAAATACCGTTTAATTTATTTTTAGCTTTCATCAAATCATACTCCGCTTCTTCCCTCTCTTTGCTATTTGGGGCGGTATGCTTTACAGCTATTTTAAGTTTTGTTTTTGCTGTGAAGTACTCCATGATTACACTTCTTACATCGTCTGGAATATACCCATAACGTGCTGTATAGAGAGTATCTTCTATTATTTCAACGCTATCAAAATCATAGCATTCTTCAATTATAGAAAAATCAATATCTGTTACAGTTGTTTCTAGCTCTGTTGCTTTCCACACTCTGCCATTGTCGGGGTCTACCCCTTGCAAGTTACGGCATTTGCTTATAGATAGATACGGGTTGTATTGATCTTCTTTAAGTCTTACATTTGTAAGCTTTATTTGTGCTATCCATGCAAGATTTTTACTTTTTATATATTTTAAACATTTTGATGTTACGGGCATTTTTTCAAATGCTGTTACGGGAAACTGCATCAAAAGAAGCATAGCCGGATACATGCTGCTAGCATCAAAGCTATAAACGTCATGATATATTTTCGCACATTTTATCATGTTGGCGTGGGTATCACCACCGCGAAAAGCTTCTTTTAAAAGCTTATATGTTTTATCTGTTAAAGCTAACTTTTTCTTTAACAGACGTGTTGTCGTGCCTTTTCGTATAGCTCTTTTCATGTCACGGCGCACATAAGATGTACTTGTTAAAGGTACGGTTGCGATTCTATCACCATCTTTTGTAAGCATGTAAGATATTGCTTCCCACAAGCCTAAAGTATCATTGATTATATATCCCCACTCAGTAGGACTAATATAGCTTTCGTTATGCCTGATAAGAGAGTAATCCAAGTCCCCTTTTGCTTTTATGTGTTGGCATCCAGCCATTTTTTTCGTGAAGTTATCAAGCGACATGTTTGTGAGCTTATAACTGCACCTCAGTTCTATACCACGTTTCTTTAAACGCCATACAAGCGGTTTACGTTTACCAGTTGCGAACACTTCGCTATAATCGTTTAAATAGCCAATCATAAAAGAAAATTCAAAAGGCAGATTGTGAACGTAAATCACAAAATACCGTGACTCACTTGTTTTATAGTAAGCTTGTATTTTATCAAGCAAATCAACAAAGTCTTTCCAGTATCTGCCTTGCACTTCTTCACCATCAATGCAAGCCGACCACACATACATAAAAGCATCAATAGGCTTTGTCACTTCTTCGCCTTGATCATCTTTTTCAATACGTGTCCGTGATGTTGTTTCAATGTCAAATGTTGCAAATTGATCAATATAATATGGCGAATTTTTCCCCTTGCCTAAAGGTTTGTGCAATGAAAAACTGTGTGACGGTTTGTAATCCGTCACACTTTTAACCTCTATTGAATCATAATTATTCGATCTATTCAAACATTGAACTATCATTGTTACAACTCCTGTCGTATATATTTTTTCTGGTTTATTTGCAACCTTTTTTCCCTCAGCTGTTCTTTAAAAAGCTTATGAGCTTGTTTAAACTCACGTGCTTTTTCTTTAGGCGACAAATTGCTATTTTGAATGATTGCAACTCTAAACTCAGCTTGATCTTTTAAATTTGGGTATAAATCTTCATAGTAATTAAACAGTTTATCAAGTTCTTTTCTAGTATCACTTTGCAACGCTTCAGTTAACATTGTAGTAATTTGGTCGCTACCTAACTTTGCGTAATTTTTATCATTTAAGTAGTGCAATGTATTGAAAAGCTTTTCAACAACACTTTTTGGTAATTTTGAAATATCAATGCCATAGTGCTCATTAAACTTTTCTGTTCTCTTTTGTTCTACCTCTATACTGCCTTTTGCTGTTGAAGATTTTGCTTCAAGATAGTGCAAAAGCTTGTTTTCAAGTGCTCTCAGTTCACGGATTGAAAAATCTTTGTATACAGCTTTTCCAGTTGAAACATAAGAAGCATTATGAGAAACGTGCTTGTTAAAGTAATCAACTGCATCTTGATATCTGAAAAGTGCTGTTCTATCTTCCGTGATTCTGCCTTTTGATATTGCTGTTGTTAGTGTTTTGGCGCGCTTGTTTGCAACGTTGGCAAGTTTGCCAACACGGGCGATATACTCCGCTTTACTGGAAGTGGACTCGATAGAATCGTAGTGCCAACGTGTGAAATATTTTGCCTGGATTTCTGTTTGTTTCATAACTCGATACCTCTTTTCTTTAATTCTTCTTTTACAATTTCATATTTATAGTTGTGTGGTGTAATTTCTCTGAAAATGTTGCCAATTTCCTTTTCAGTGTAACCGTGATTTTTCAAGACTAAAACAATATACTGCACAGCCTCAGCCCCCTCTTTATATGAACACTTAATTCCATCCGAGGGCGTTTTATACCATGTTATCGTTTTAATATCAGACACCGCTTGCACTAACATTGCGTGTTGGAACATTTCATAAGGTGTTAGCTTACTATTTATAATGCCGTCTTTAGGTCTTTTCATTTCTTTATATCTCCTTGAGTTTTTCTTTTATTGTATCATTGAGTTGTTAACAAATAAAGAATAAATTATGAACAGAATGTTAATAAATTATTGTTATAGTTGGTATAGAACAGCAAGACGACAGGCGAGCGAGTGAACGACTGAGGGACAAAGCCCCGAAGGAGTGAACGACTGAGGGACGGAGTCCCGAAGGAGTGCCGATAGGAATTGAACGACTGAGGGACGGAGTCCCGAAGGAGTGCCGATAGAATGAACGACTGAGGGACGGAGTCCCGAAGGAGTGCCGATAGAATGAACGACTGAGGGACGGAGTCCCGAAGGAGTGCCGATAGAATGAACGA